TGGCTATCCAAATCTCGGTCCCACCTGCCAATGCGTAGGTTGGTTCCCAAATAACAGGTGTAATAACGCCTGCGGGGGGCGAATTAGCTGGAAGCGCTGTGCTAAGCGAAGCTTGGGCGCTGTATAGTGGTGTTGAACCTGACCCAACTAGAACGTCTTCGGCCTGGAAAGTCAACGAATAATCGTTGTTTTCTTGGATTTCTGTTATGCGCACCCATGTATTAACCAAGCCCTGCGCAGGATCATTAATCTCAATAATGTCCATAGGGTCGAGCATAATATACTCAGGGCCGAGAGTAAAGGCATACGTGTTTCTGATGGCCTGACGGCCAAGCATCAGGTTGGCGCTAGTTACAGCCGCGTTAACCCATGTGAAGAAATGTAGGGTTTTGGTACTCTGTTTGCGCAAACCATAAAGGTTAATGCTGGCGTCATCAGATGCGCTAATGGTGTTTGGGTTGTATGAGTTTGATGCATCCAGGAACTCAATCCAGATCTGGTTAAACTGATTGGACGATTGAATTCTGGAGGATTGTACTGGGTCGCTTTGTGTAAGCGACGAAGAGCTGTTATTATTTCCGCCCTGTGGGCTTTTGTAATCAATGTCACTCAGCGAAAACAACGCCGTGCTGGGGGCGGTATACGTAGCTCCATAATTAGACACACTAGTGTCACCATATGGCACCACGTTTAACTTGCCTCCAATCCAGATAATCTGACTGTTGGTAGCATCCATCAAGTCAGTTACAAACTGACGAGCTTCTGTTTGAGTAGTAATAGTTGGGCTTACAACCAATCCGTTTGCAATGCAATAGTTAGAGTAGTTGGTGAGATCCCCAATAAATGAGGACGGGAACCCAACACCATAATAAGGGTTGGTAAGATAGTCAATCAGCACGTCCTTCGGGTTTGCGCCGTCTATACCCGAAATAGCTCCATTAATAGCGAACGACACGTCAAATGTATAGTTGGGTAGGTTTGGTGATGTACCAAGACTAATATTAGCCCCAACCACTATGGCCAAACCACGGTAATCCAATGCCTGACTAGGATATACCGAGGACAGATAACTCCAGGGGCCCTGGCCATAATCGCCGTCCAGGTACCCGAGGGATTGGCTACCTAACGAGTAATAGGTGGAATCGCTCCACACCCCATTTACTGCAGATATGGGTCCCTCGCTAATGCCAATGATAATGCTGGCGTTATACGTGGTGGACCCACTACCACCCTTGCCGCCCCCACCACCACCCTTACCACCGCCACCGCTTGAGTTAGCATGGGAAGCAAAATCTCCATACCATATCAAGTTTCCAGAGACGCGGGTGCGGCCCCAACCCACCGTGATGGGTAAACCAGCAATCGACGACTGAATGCGAAGAGCAGTCGCTGGCGGGGTTTTAGTTGAGGATGACCCACCCATCATGACTTGTTACCCCATAACGTAAAAAAGCGGCGCGGGGCTTCTTCCAATACACCCATGTTTCCTGTGTCAGCATGGACCATTCGCGACGTCCATGGTGCATGCACTATGCTTGGCCAACCTGGGTTGATGACGATAGCCCCATGAGCGTATGCCAAACCAAATTTGTACAACACCACGTCACCCGGTTTAACCTTTTCTTCGCTAATTTCGACAGAGTATGTCATAACTCTGTTAAGATAGCGCTCGGCATGGTTATGTTTATGCCAATCGATCGGATAATATTCTACAGCTTCCCGATCGATCATACCAGTCCTGGAGTAGACTTCATTTAAAAGCGTGGCGCAGTCAACCCCACCTTTATCAACCGTTCCATCTGGTTTGATGGATTTCTTGATCGTGCCCATATGGTGATACTTAGTACCAACCCAATCAAGGGCCTCTTTAACAACCGCCTGTCTCTGTTCGTCCTCGGTCATGTTGCAACCTCTGGTGCTGGAATATAAGGCATTCCACCAAAATTAGGCGTGTTACCGAAATTTCCACACGTGCTTAACTGTTTATCGCAACCCGGATAAATGGTGAATGTATCGCCTGCATTAACCGAGAAAGGAAACGGACTCATTAAGACAAACGAACTTGGATAGGAGCCATTACTACCCCAATAACGAATGGACCGAGAGAACCCATCGTTATTACCAGACGTGGCTATCATATTGCCCATGCTGTAAGTACCGCTACCACCTGGGACCCCGGCCACACCATTAACTTGCAGTGACGTGGAACCTGCAGTCGCTGTTAGAGATACGGCATAGGTTGATTTATTTAATTGGCACCCAGCGTCATACAACACATGCCTGCATCCGGAACCATACAAGTTACGAGGCATTTGTATGTTTAATAATTCCATGTGGCTGTTAATTGTAAGGGCAACTGCGGTTCTACCCACATCAACAGGCCCGACTCGACCAGTAAAGATGTTATACACACCCACTGGGGAAATATATGGGCCATATGGCCGAGATGGCCACGACGCAAAGTAGCATCTATCAACTGATACAATGGCTCCATCAAGCATGCCGCCAAGACAAGCTGCAGCCCATGAAGCGTTGCCTATCTTATCCGGATATGCGGTTCCTGTAATGGGATCCACAGACCTGGGAACAACAATGCATTGCCAAGTGTCCGTATCCGCCCCTATCTTCCAGTGGGCAAGAGCCTTCTGGTCTGGGTTATCAATAAGCGGGCCACCATGAGTCCAAACGGTTGCGCTATATCCAATGTCTGTATCAGCGGTGGTGTATGTTAAAGTTGATGAGCCACCTGTAGCAAAGCTAGACACTAAATGAAAAGTATATAAATCAGCGGTAACAAATTGACGTGTTTCAAGCAGAGCCAAAAGTGCCCCAGCACTGGTTTCATACTTGGGCGTTTTCATAGCTTCACCGTACTAAACATACAGGACTTAATAGACCAAAACCCACTCATATCCTCTTGAGCCTTTATTTCGTCGTCATCAAACCTGCACAACCAATTAAACGTTCCCGTCCACGAAATGATAGCACCCGTGGCGGGAGCCGTAGTAAATACCACTTGCCCGGTTTGAGAGACTGTGTATAATGTGGGTGATACCAGAGTGATTACGGAACTTACAGTAGAATACACCGATATAGTGACCGGCGCAAACACTGGCTCTAAAAAGCCACCATAACTCCTAACGCACTGAAACGATTTGTTGGTGCCGTCGCCAGTGCCTATTGATTGGGCAGTTGCAATACTATCAGTGATATCATAATATTGAAAAACCCCTGCGGAGCCATTCATAGAGTTAATAAACCCTATCATGGTTTGCCATTCAGTGTAGCTACCATAAGTTCTAAGAAACTCAAAAGATAACTCGTACTTCCAGCGCGGATACGACCAAAGGGCAAGGCGGGTTTCTTGACCACTAATAGACTCTTGCGGAACAGTTTTCCACTTAGCAGAACGTTTAACAGGAAATGTCACACCCGGAAACACAGGAAATACAGGCAGGGTGCTCATGATGCGGGCCTTGTCGAAGCATTATTTTGCCAATGTGAGTATAGCATACGTGCCAAACCCGGTAGTTGCTGTTTCAAAAATCCAGCACCCGTCTGCAGATCAATAGCAGAGATAGTTACGTTAAGGGCGGGCGATACTCCGCCTCCAGTGTTAGAGCTTGTGTTAGAAGCACCAGACATTGAGCTTAATCCTCCGGACCGAAGACCAGAAGCGAAGTCGGCTGGGACCACCATTTCCCCCTGGTGAATATATGCTGGCATGTCCTGTGGTACATTGTACGCGCCCACGTCGAGAGCCACCAATCCCTGCATGCCTTCTACCGCACTAACGGCAGCAGCAGCAGCACCTGGGGCCAGAGCTAGCCCAACCATGGGTATTGCTGCTGTTGCAGCAAAAGCGTTAGCACCCGCAACAGCAGCTGCAGCCTGAATTTCAGAAGACGCCACCAACTTGCTTTGTACTAGAGATATTCCATTAGATGTGGTTTGTGCCGACTCCTGGGTCGCATCCGCCGTACCCTGCGCAATGGTGCGGGCGGTAGCTTGCGTGGTGGTGATAGTTGTTTTTGAAGTCTCCAAGCCTAGCCATCTCATAAGGGTTTGCGCAATTAATGCCACTAACCCTGTACCACCCTCGGCCTGAGAACGAACAACAGCATTTGCGGTAGTAATATTCGTTTGGGCGACTTCCTTTACTGCCCACTGTGCCAGCATTTTAGCAGTAAGGCTAACGAAATCAGTCAAAACAGAATTAATCACCTTAGCTTCAGCCTGTCGCCATGTTTCAGTTTTATTCATCAAACCAGAAACGGACGATTGGGCACTGCGCTGAACGCTGTCAAACAATGAAACATATGACGTGATAATCTTGTTATTGGTACTGGTTTCAGACAACTCACGTTGTTGATCAAGTGACGCGAGTTGGTTTTTAAGTCGCGTTTCAATCTGTAATTTTTGATCAGCTGCTTTGCTCCACGCTGCAGTCCCTTCGGTAAGAGTTTTCTGCAATGTGTCCAGCATGCCGAGTTCAGCTTGGGCATTGGAGTCAACCAAAGCTTTCAGCTGATCGATGGCTTCTGCTTTGGTCAGTTTGTTTAGCTGAACTTCAGCGTTAAGCCGCTTGGTGGTAGTGGCCAGCGACTCAGCATCCAACCGTTCTTGGTTTTTAAGTTTGGTTTCAGCCTGCGCCATCGATTGTTTAGTAAACTGGGTTTCCATTTCCAGCTTTTTAGCTAGCTCAGTCTGATACTGCTTACTGTCCTCACCATATGCAGCCCTGAGAAGAGCAAGCTTTTGATCCTCAAGCGCCAAGATCTGGGACCTGTTTTCACCTGCAGCTTTTTGCTGAGCCGTCAAAGCAGCTAACTGGGCTTCTAATGACGACTTAGCAGTGGACTCATCAAGCTTCAGCGTGAGGAGGTCTGCTTGCTCTTTATATCGCAAATACTGTTCATTAGCCCGCATCTGATCTTTACTGCCAGCCTGTGCCAACGTGCTGGCCTGCTGCCAATAATCCCGAAGAGACGTAGCCTCGTCAATATGCTCTTGCTTATAATCAGTAGCAGTTCCAGCAATTTTAGCCTTAAGTTCATCAGCCCCTTGTGCTTGAAGCTCGAACCACGTAGGGGTTTGAGATGTGGTTTGCTGTTCAACGTTGGACATATTAGTAAGCGCATCGCGCATTATTTGATTGTGCTGCGTGATGCGCTTCTTCTCGGCTTCATCCATCACGTCCCACTGGCCTTGCACCAGGGCAAGACCACCACCATCAAACCCGCCATATGCCGTCATGGCGGTGGAGGAGTCTTCTTCCTTATTTTTGTTAACATTTTGCTGGGTCTTGGCAACGCGTTGAGTAGCCGCGTCAAGCTCGTTTAGCATAATAACTCGACGCTGGATCGTGGTATTCTCACCAGACACAGCGTTAAAAGCATTTATTGCCTGGGAACTAGCATTAATACTTTGCAGGAACCTTAACCCATCGGCAGTTGGGGACTCAAAGGCTCGCTTTAAATTTTCAGCGGCTACGGGCAATTTTTCCCCGGTGGCCTCAGCAAACTTTTGGGTTTCATCTACCAGGGCCTGGACAGTCTGGATAGTGGCCCCCTGCATACGTGCATAAGCGGCAACTACCTGTTGTGAGTCTTCGGTAGTAACATCCTTTAACTGGCGAAACTTCATCGCCATGTCAGTGAGGGCTTGCTGATCAAGGCCAGGATTAAAGAAAGCCCCCGCCGATTGAACACCAGTTTTGAGGCTGTTAATGCGCCCCATAAATCCTATGAGTTTTTCGGCCCCAATAGCGGCCATAGCAAACCCTGCAATCAATCCGGTGACAGCAAGGCCCGCCTGGCCGAGGTACTCAGCCAACACCAGAACCGATCCAGGGATACGACTAAATCTGCCAGACATAGCTTCATGGCCGAGAACGACAAGCTCGCGGGTTACGTTTGACGTAGACCCGCTAACCTTATTCATTCCATTAGAAATACCATTGCCAGCATCGTTCATATTGTTACGAAGCTGTTTTACCTCATTTGAGGCATCGCCAAGTGCTTTACGAAATACTTCGGCACTATCAGCAGCAGACTTTTGGGCATTAGATACGCCAGTGGTAGAATTTATCAAACCCTGGAAATCAACCGATGCCTGTTTTGCTGTATTGCTAGCCTGTCCGGTGATCTGCGCCCACTGTTCTACAGCCGCTTGCGCAGCTTTGGTGGTTGCAACAAAACCATTATCAGTAGCTGTAATGGTAACGTTTACATTGCCGTCAGATGAACCGGACATTTACTGTGTGAACCTCTCACCGGGTCTTAGTCCAAACATCGCAGCAAGGTCTGCTGGTGTTCCAATTTTAGTATCTTCCGGAGTGGAATGAGGAAGATTTAGCCCCTTACTGCTAGCTGGGGGCTTATACCCCATGTAAGACGCGGCCAACCATTCAACTCTGGGATATCTGTGCCAGTGGTCCCGAAGAGCCTGCAGTCGTGGGAGGGTAATGTTGCGTTCGACGCGATCCCAAGACCCCCCCTCAATTCCATATGCTACGAGTTGGGCGACGACGCTTGACCAGTTTCCGTCAAATTGTTCGTCGCCTGAAGTTCCCCCGCAGTTTGGTCTGCCGCCCCCTCGGTCGCCTTGAACCCGCTAATACGCAGCAAATCAACGATGCCGTTGGCGAGCGCAAGGGACTCATCCCACCGAACCCGCTTCATGAGTTCTTCTGTGCTGATTTCTTTGGTGAGGGACATCCCAGCCGAAATGATATTGCAATACACTTCGGTGCGCTCAAAAGAGTCGGCAATCGGCTTCGACAGCTGATTGATCGACGCCCAACAACGCTTAAGGGACCAAATTGAAAGGGGGCCGAGGACAACCTCTTGGCCCCCAATCATAAACTTCGCCGTCTCGTCCATTCTATTTGCCTTATCTCGGTTTGTTTAGCGAGATTAGTTCAATCCGTGAACTGCGGTTTAGGTGGCCACGCTCAGGCTGAACGTTTGGCCCGCAGCATTGGCGTACGCCATGAAGTCAAATTCCTGGATCACGTAGTCGTCGATCTTGGTCGGGAACGTGAGCTTGCTGGCAACGCAAGAATACAGGGTAAGGGTAGTGCCCTGGTTGTTGTACTGCTGGTTGAACGTGGCCTGGAACTTTGGGGTATTACCCATCAAAGGATTGCCGCCGTTGATGGTAAATCCAGACGTGGAACTGGTATACAGGTAGTTGATCAGGACTGGTGCCGCAGCATCGGCCACGTTGAACGAGTACACACCATTTTGTTCGATGTACTGACCCTGAGACGGATTGGATGCAACATAGGTCAGCACGACACCCGTGTTTGCATAGGTAACACCGAGGTCACCAGTGAAGGTGGCAGCATTCGCCACGCTGGCCGATGGGCCAAACTTGATGCTATCACCACTGCCCACACCTGGGGTAATGATATTAGCCGAGAGGGTGACAGTGGTGCCGGTTTTGGACACCACATAAGTGCCAGCAGGGATTGCAGCAGTTGCCGTGGTGTCCGTTACCGACCCACCCACGGCCACACCAGCCGGAACGGTGGTAAAGGTGAGAACGGTGCCGTTGACAGCAGTGGCTGCAGACGTGGCAGCGGTTACTGCAGCACTGACCGTGGCGGACTCATTGTACGCAGTCAGGGTTTGGCCAGCCGTCGCGGTGGTACCAAAGAACATGTTGGTCATGATCAGTGCACTGATCTGGGCAAACTTGGCCTTGCCAGTAAGCTTGATTTTGCCGCGTGCCGCGTCGAGAGGATATTGGCTCTGGCCATAGAGTTCCTTGACTTCACCAGCAAAGTCAATGCTGATGTCTTGCATGGCACCAAAGCGAATTGGCGTTCCATTGGCAATGTCATTACGGGTCGCATAAAGCGTCCCAGCGCCGAAACCGAACTGCATTTTATGGTCCCCTCATGATAATTGCTTGCAGCGCAGGAAGCGCTGCAACAAGGTGGTTATACGCAGGCGTAGACTGTGAAATGGGAGAACCATGAATGCTGGAAATCATCCACTCCCGCAGCTTGTTTTCCAGGATATCAGCCGAGATGGTCACGGTGACCTCTCCCTGGACCACTGGGACCGTCTCCGACGACGCGGCTATATCTATACCTACCTCGACGCGCACGCCGTCCTCGACCGACTCTCCGGACGTCCAGGATACGTCAGCCTGTGGGGTGGCATCGCCTTCGATAGGAGCCATGTTATAAATTCCAATCTGAGGCTCCATACTACCACACCTTCATGTTATATGCAATTCCATATCTATTGCCTATGGCAACATCACGTTGATGGGTATCACGGCCATACCCTGCCCGTCCAGGTCACCTGGGGTTTTGGCGATGTTGCCTTCAATTCGGCAGTAATGCACCAATCCGCCCAAGGTGAACACATTACGTATTAGGTCATCAGGGAGGAACACTTTATCCACTGCATCAAGGACCAAGTTCATCTGGACCGAAGGGACGTCTTCGCTGTTTGTGGTGCTCACGTAAATGATAGCAGCCGTCCGCATAAGCAACTTGGAGGGCAATCCCTGAGGGGGTTGTTGGGTTCGGGTTTCATGAGTGTCAACCAAGAACATCGCAGGTTGCTGGTCGTGTGGCACTTCTCCCCATAACTTTAGTTTTCTGCTAACAGAATTAAAAACCGGACTGGTGCCATCGCTATAAACTGCATTTGAGAGTGCAGTAAACAACGCAGCCATTACCTGTTCACGAGCGACAGTCATTAAAATCCAAGCCCCTGGTTTACAGCGTTGGCAATGGTATTTCTGATGTATGCTTGGTTCTCGGTCAAAGTATCACGCATATATCCTGTGGCCTTGATGCGAGAACCTGGATGGTTTACTACCTTAAAGAATACCTCTTTTCCACCCCAAAAAAAGTGGAGAGCGCTTACTTTATTTGGTAGTATTTCGTGAGCAGATGTTGTACCACCACGTTCTTGAATGGCGGCGTATGGTACGCCCTTTGGACCTATATTAAGAACAGCACCACTTCCAGTGTCCTGGACATCAAATGTAATACTGTCGGCCAACTCACCTGTACCGCGGTTTAATGATTGGCCAGACAATTTTTGTTCTTGCACGTAATTCTGCAGGTACTGACCAAGTTCCTGAAACCTTAAGTTTATTAGCTCGTTTACAGAGGACGGGGCTGACATAAACTTAGCAGCAATGTCGGTATCCCCAACAACCGAAATCGAGAACCTCATAAAGGTATCACCGACTTAAAGTTCTGGAGCATCATTTGTGTCAGGCTGTCCATTGGAAGTTGAGAAAATGAAATAGTTTCCTGACCGCCAAGAGACTTAGAATTTATTCCAACACGTTCCTTCTGCTTCCACTGCCAAGCAATAATGCCGAGGGTAGCTTGTTGAAGGTCTTCTGGTACGTAGCTGTATGTAATGCCCACTTGAGCACCCACATCAGCCGCAGCAAAGCCATATATGCCGGTGGTAGGATCAACAGTATACTGGCCCTGAGCAGGGTTGGACGCCACATGGATCAACGCTTGACCGTTTGCATAAGCCACACCCTGGTCCGATTGCCATGGACGAGCAGTGGAAATGACAGCTAGCGAACCAACCGTGTAAGCCTCACCCTGGATTTGGTATCCAGCCGTATATGAAATGCTTATATTTTGAATGTTGCGATAAAACCGCGAACCCATGCAGCCAACATATTGATGGCCTTGTGTATCGTCACCCGTCCAAGCTTCCCAATAAAAACCGGGGCCGAAGGGAGGCTGAGCCTGTTGCTCATATGGGGTGCCATTGATCGACAAAGCAGACACCAACAGCACCGGCCAGTACCGAAGAGGCAGAGTCAAGCCTCCATTTCCGTCGCGGATCTCAGTAACAGCCCTAAAGCCTAAGTTTGAGCCTCTACCAAGTTCATTCATGACCGCGCGGGAAGCCCTGGTGATCCAGCTAGCCAAAAGCAGGTCGCTCGGGGCATCAGTGCTACCCAACCAAGCCTTAGCGTCTGCCAGCTTTACTAGATCACCAGATGCCATGATTATACAGCCCCTGTGGTCGCGTCGGTCTTGACGGGTTCACCCTTGTGAGCAGCCAACTGGGCTGCATAGGTATCTTCCACCAGGGTCCGCAACTGGCCGACCATGATGCCCTTTGGGATGCCGATGCCCTCGGACCGAAGATAACTCTTCATGTCCTGCTGCGTCATCGGTCGGGAAAAGTCGGACGGCGATGGAGCATCATTGTCATCGTCATCGACGAGATCACTGTCTTTGGCAACTTTTGCAGTAATCACTCGGGTCTTTTCGAGCGAAAGCGCAAAACCATGGCTGCCAAGGAGCACTTGTGCCGCAGACTCGGGCACCATCACGGTGCCATCTTCGGCCACAACATACGTTTCACCACCAAAAGAAACTTCGGTGGTGCCGGGGGGAGCGAAAATCTGCTTAGCCATTTCTGTGAGCCTTTCTTGTTTAACGAAGCTAAGGCCCCCCGGAGATGGGGGGCCTTGCTATCGTTGGGGCTTAGCCGTTGCCGATGTTGGTGACTACACCCATCGAAGGCGGGTAGTAGTGCTGCAGCACTTCGTCTGCATACACGCCGTATTCGTATTTACGGCTGTGGAGCGGCCACTCAATCTGGTAGTAATCCTGGCGAGTGCGGATCTGCGCCACATTCGCGACGTTCGACAACGGATACGGCAAACGCTCCGTGTAGAACAGGATCGTACCGGCAGGCATGTTCGGATGGATTTTGATCGGGATCAACTGACCGCCAGCCATTGAGAACCGGTTAAGGTACTCTTTGATCATGACGCCGCCAGCGATCATGCCATCCTTCACATCGACGTTGAAGCGCAGATTGGAGGTACCCGACCCACCAACAAGAACCTTCTTGCTGATGTTGAGTGCTTCTTGCGAGTTGACGTAGATCACAGTCGGAGACAAGCGATAGACATCCCAGAACCGCTTCAGAGCAACGTCGATTTCGACGATGCCGCCTTCACTGTCCGCCGTGAGCGGGGTGCCGGTACCAGCCGTGCCAGTCGGCTGAGCGGCGTAGTACGAGTTGGAACCCGATTTGATGATCTGCGTGAGCAAACCGTCAAACACAAGGCCGTTCACAGAGTTGTCGTTGGTACCGAGGGAAGCAGCAGTCTGCGTGCCGCCCATGCCGGTGCCGTTGGCCGTGGTGATGACAAGGCTGTTAATGGTGGTGATCGCACCAAGAACCTCAGAGCCAGCAGGCCCCCATAACCAAGCATAACCAACCGCGCCAGTCAGGGCGGGGGTGGTGGCCGCAACAGAACCAGTGCCACTGGTCACGCTTACGGTCGCATTGGAGGACAGCTTCGCCACGCCACCACCGAAGGTATCCGAAGAACCGTCAGCGTTGGTACGAACGATCTGGCCCTGCACGCCACCGACGACGCTGCCATTGATCAAGCCTTCGAGGGTCAAAGCCGCCACAATCACCGAAACGGTGACGGTACCGACGATCGAACCCGCAGAACCGGCAGTGAGCGTGGGCTGGGTGCATTGGCCAAGCGCAGTGGACCCGTTGCCGCCGAGGATCAGAAGCTCTTCACCGATCATGGTTGCTTCGAGCAACGTTTTCGCCGCGATGGCGCGAACGTCGTCGAAACCCATGCCAGCATACTGGGCTTCGAAATCCACGTTGTCTTCGAGGCCGATGCCCTTGTAGGACGCAGTATAGTCCTGGGTCGCCACGGCGATGACGCCGCCGCGATTGCCACCAGACACGCCGAGGCGGACGCCGCCCGTGTTGATGGCAGTGACCGCACGCCAGTTCGCCTGGATGCCGCCTTTGCCGGAAACGCGGGGCAGGGTGTTGCGGAGCGGGGTGAGGACCGGATAAAGGAACTTTGCGCCAAGTTCCAGGTCATAGAACGTAATGCCCGAAGTGGCAGAACCCGCCTGAGTGAAGGTGGACTTCTGCAGCATTTCACCAATACGCGGATCGGAGATGGGCGACGAATACGCACTTTTGAATGCGTTAAGCGTCTCGGCAATCATATTTGGGTTCACGTCATTTCTCCTTGTGGTGAACCAGTTTTGCCTTGCTCAAGGGCGTTGAAGTGAGCATCGGTTCCGTCTCCGGGTCCGTTAGGTTTTATTGAAAACGCGGTGTCCACCTGCTGAATGGGTCAGGCGGATAGCGGCTGCAGCAAGCGCATCAGGCGAGAAATTCTTAAGAAGCTCGTTGGCAGGTTGACCGCCCGTTGCTTCTCCAGAGACATCAGAGCCTTTGGCTACCACACTCAACCTTGATGGTGCTTGCACCACCGGTTGTTCTTGAATGGCCTTAACTTGTTCGGCCATTTTATTGATTGCATCGATTGCCTCAGTGAGGCCGGTGCGCAATTCTTCGTTTTCGGCGGCAAGGATTTCCATACCTTTCGCCAAACGATTGTCATCCGGCACGATGCCAGCGCCCTTACCTATGTTGCCATCATCACACTTGGCACCCATGGCGCAACAATGATCATGAATGGCCTGGATCTTGACGGCGTTGCCCTTCGGCACGGCCTCTTTTGCAATCGACTTGAGGACCGAGAGGCCCTTACCAACCCCACTCGACTTTTCAAGAGTCTGGCCCTCAACATAACCGATGTACTTCACAAGCTGCTGACCAGGGATACCTGTTGCGGCCATCTCCATCATCTCAGCAAAGTCAACATGCTCTGCGACGCTGAACAACTCGGCGGTTTCTTCGTTCATCATCATCTTGAGCGTGCCGACCAGAGACGCAATATCACCCTTCAGCTGAGCAGGCACTGCAGAGCCATCTTGCTCAATTTCTGCTTCACGCTCGATGGAGTCGTGCAACCAGTCAAGCTCCTCAATGATGGTCGCAAGGCGGGAAACACTGTACATACCCTTCTTAAGGGTGCCAGTAACCATCGACTTCGAAGCAGCCTCGGGGGGTTCGCCGCCGATGATGCTCTTCCAAGCAGCCACGATCTTGCTCTTCACAGCACTAACCTGTTCGGGGGTGTACCCCTTCTGGTTCTTCGGCATGTGGACGTACGACCAAGCAGCCCGAACGTGCTTTTCAGTGTCCACCGGATACCGCTTTTTCTTGTCAGCCTTGTACCCTGGGTCGGCGTAGTGGACATCCTCAGCCTCTCCGCTGGCCTTCTCGGTATGGGCGGGCTTCTCGGCGGTGGGAGCATCCGCCGTAGCGGCAGCGTCCTTCCCGAGGGCAGCGGTCAAGCCACCGAGGGCCTTCCCGAGGGCCGAGAGAGGACTGTCCAGCTTGGCGTTGTGCTTAACCGCGTCAGCCTTGGAAATGTGAAACGAGCCGTCTTTCGCCTGCCAGCCCTGCTGCACGTCGTTGCGCGGGTCGGCGGATTTACCCATATCCTTGAGATCAGTAGCCACTTCAACACCAGACGGCACCTTGACGGCAGCAGTGTTGCCGGGTTCAGAGGGTTTCGGACCCTGGAGATCTTTATCAAATTCCGGGTCGTCGGCCATCGTACCGTGGGTGGTGTCTTCGTTCTGAGCCACGCTGTTTTTATCCGTGATCACCGCCACAGGGTCCACGACGACCTTGGTGCCCTCTCCGCCAAGCGCCACGGACTGCGCATGTCCATCATAGATCGAAGCTGCCTCTTTCTCAAGTTCTTCACGGGCTGCTGTGATGAAGCTGGCAAAGCTAGTCGAGTTTGCTGCTTTTGCCAACTTTTCAGCGCGCGTAGCCACTGCGTCGTTCGTAATCATTACGCTGTTCTCCTTCGGTGCCACATATTTCATGAATGAGCGTTGCTCAATGCCACCATCCGCTTTAATCATGGAAAAATGAGCACCAAACATAGCAGGGTTATCCACCAAACTAATCTCGCTTGGGCGCGCGGTATAGAACTTGGTACCACCCTCACTCCAGCGCTTCACATAGTCACCACCAATAGAAAACCCGGTGTATACGCCCTCTTCGACTTTATTCCAAGCCGCGTCATCTACAACTTTCGCGCAGACCTCAATTTGTTTGTCATCATCATTAAACTCAATCTGGGTAAGTTTACCAGCTGCTGATTTGCCATGCATCTCGCGCACGTTGCCGAGCGACCGAGTTCCAATTTGCTGCGCAGCCTTGTTGGCCTCTTCAGACCATGTTTTGAAGTGAGGCACCGAAGTGTCGTAGTGAAAAGTTTCACCGGACTTGTCCTCCTCCTGTAATGCAGCGACACCATATACCAAACGCTTGGCGCTGTCTACTTTGGCAATAGGAAGATGGATACTAAATCCTGGCATTAACATTATCCAATCTGAAGTGAAAGGCCACAGCGACACTTAGGATGGCCCGGTGTCATTAAATCACCGCTGGTAAAGTGCTCGTCTATTGATATCCATCCATCCATTTCATTAAGCTGGCAGATGTCGGCGCAAACCTTTGAGTCGTTTTCTGTTATCCAGGACTTACGCGAAGTGTAACCTACTGATCCTAAAAGCTGAGCCGCAATAGACAAACCCAAAGAATTTGCCCTAGTTGCCTCTGCTCCAGCTATCAGAGCGGCACGAGCACCACCAAATACCGTACTCTCTATTCCACCAGATACAGCATCGACTGTCAATCCCTCTTCAATTCCTTGAATTATAGCTCGTTCTATCATATTGACTGTGGTGCCGTCAATAGATATATCAGCAGTGGCATTTGCTACAAGTTCCCCTTGAGCGTTATACTGCATACCAACAAGCTCTGCAGCCCTGGCCGTGGCTTGGCTTTCTACCGCAGCAGCCGCATCTGAGACAGAAACGTCTCCCTCAGGAAAGTTTGATAACACTTCATTGGCAGAGCTTTGTGCTATATCTACCAACCCACCTTGAATGCCTGCAGGTATTTGAGAAAATCCTGAGAGATCAACCGACTCAGCAATACTTCTAGCGGAGGAAACTTCAAACATTGACGCTTTACCCAAACGGTGAAGCGACTGCTTTACATGATATGCTGCCTTAGAGCCTACCTTAAGGAACACATCATGTAAAGCATTCTCAATTTGATCACGTGAAGCCACCAGCGATGGTCGCTCTACCTTAACTGAGATCAGTTTCGGATTGAAGGACTTTTTCAACCCTATTCCAAAAGGGACGCTAGCAACTTTGCCTACCCCCTTTGAATTAGCCGCCGGTTTGTCCTTTGGCTTAGGAGTGGGTGGCGGTACGTCTTTTGGATCTTTGCCGGTTGATTGGCGCGTGGTGCCTTGTGCTTTTACATCATCGTGCACTTCACCAGCGCCCTGCGCACCACCCGCAGCACCAAACTGGTTAGTGGGAGCGATAGGAACCCAGCCTGTTGGTAGTAGGGCTAAATGTTGATCACCACCATTGATAGGGTCCTCACCCAACTTATCCAGCGCCATATTTACTGAATAAATACCAACTTTTACGTAGTCGGTGATAATGGTTGCCTGCTTCCCCGCATCGACGTCATCAGGAAGCTCCCAGGTAAACTCTACGTCGCGGCGCTTCCACTCTTTCCAAATAATATAGTTAATAAGAGACTTAATCCACATTTGAATGGGAGCAAGACCCTCTTCCTGTGCCTGTTCTTTCTGACTATCTGCGTTGGCGCGGCTTACCTGTTTGATAAATGGAGTTGGGGATACCGAGAAAGCGAAGCAACATACCCGAGCCAACCACTCTTCAGTCTCGTTAGTGAGCGCACCCTCTTTCGTGTTCATGACGTTCTTGGCACCACCTGGGATGAAACGGGCACGGCGACGTGTACCAGTCTCTCCAGCAAGAACGCTATCAAACCAATTTTGAAAATCTTTGATCTGGTTCATCGACCAGTTTTCTGGTGCCCCAATCAAAGCTTCTGGCACATTGCCCTCAGTGTAATACTGGAGCAAGTACATCTGACGGCGCAGCGCGATGTTTACTGTCATCACGATCTGCTCTACCGGACTATACCCATACACTTTATGTGCACGTGTATTGCGAGGGCGATAAATCAGATCATTTGTGGTATAGTTAACAGCAGGCATACCATGAAGGTCCTGCTGATAAGCTGGCAGAGGGGCCTGAGGCGTGCGGCCATGGTTGTCGATGATACGCTTTACGGTTGACCCATCAATGGGATCTAACCCAATCATTTTACCTGCACGGTTACGGCGAACATATAGAGTCGGCGCGTCGAGAACGAACAGGTCCTCAAGAATTTCACGAAGCCACGCATCCCAAAACTGGTCGCCATCGGGCATCGTAAAAAAGTCTCTGATCTCGGTTAACACCGGATCGTTGGGCTTGGTAAGGTTCTTTCCATTCGCATCTTGGCGCGGCTTGATATTCCAGGTAAGACGAACTACCTGATCCTTGCGCGTCTCAATAATAGTGCGCAGAACGTCGTAGCTTTCAGCCAAGGCCCGAAGGTCAGCGAACTTGATTGGCTCATAGGCACGTGGCTCAATATTTAAGTTGTATCCCGAAGGAAAATCAAATTGACGCCCCGCGACTTCAGGAGGGGCGGTGGGGGCCATCGGATTAAGAGGGCCAAACCAATCAGCAGGCGAACCCGTTACAATGCCTGGGCTATATCCACCTGGAGTAGTATACCCATATCCGGCGTATTGAAGGGTGTATGGGTTGCCCGACGCGCCTGGGTCTTGACCCGGCACAGCCGTGGGATTAGGAATAGCTGGTTTCGGCGGATTGGCCTGGGGCAACGGCTTCACGGTTCCCTTTGATCGGTCAACCATTAGTATACCCCTTGCTCGGTTGACATAGGGGGTAAGTTTGCCACCATATGTGCATCTGTTTTTATGATTTTGTAAAAAACGTTGTCAACGTTGCGTTCTTTCAATAGAAGGTCCATTACCTCTAAAGCGCTATGTTTAGCGGACGCAAACATTAAAGCTGCCCGTATCTTGGGTGGAAGTAAATCAAATGCTTCCATGTCTGATACGGGCAGCAACATACACTTAACTCAGAACCGTACCGAACACGTAGATATCAGCAGTGGCCGCAGCACCCTCAGCAGTGGTGAGTGACAAGTACAGTGCCAGCGTGGACTGAACCAAGCTCACCGCAATCGGCACCGAAAACGCATGAGTCGGGATCACAACTGACGTATATCCCTGATTGGCAGCAACAATCGGCGTACCACCCTTGGAAGATGCCGAATAGAAACCACCGACTGCAGAAGCAAGCGTGTGGCTCGCATTAACAATCAGGATCTTCTCGATGATGACGGTGCCGCCGACCGGATCGAACCCGGCTACGGAAAGCGGGATTTGCTGATCAGTGGTGATATTGAAGTTCGCACCGATCAACTTGCCGAGGAAGACACCATCACGCTGCGTGGCTGGCAGAACTGTGAAACCAGCCTGCTGAAGATCATTGATGTCGACGGACTGAACGCCAGAAATAAATCCATTGGCATCAATGATGTAGTGACTTCCAGACTTGGCATGAATAACAGCGGACATGTAACCCGCTGGTGCCATCATATTCACTACAGCACTAGTCATTGTTATTCTCCTTATATAGGGTGCATTTTATATGAATGAGGATAGCACCGTCAATCCCCTAGGCCATTCCTTAGTTAGATTGCTCCATTTCACGAAACCCAAGCCTTTTAAATGCAGCAGCGTCTTCTATATTTACTCGTACAGTGCCGTTGGTAGCGACTACATATTTGATACCATTTTTACCAAATATAGTAGGAACTTCTGGATTGTTGCTGCCCATAAGCACGGTTTTGATTTCTACTTTCTCAGCCTTGATATCCACTCCACCGTTAGCAGCCAAGCGGCGATAATACTCAAATATACCCTGGCTATCCATGTCACCAAGAAGAACTTCAGTAACCAGCCACACCATAGCATCCATTCGGTCTGGAGAGTATCCGGCTTTGGTTCTGTTAAAACCAGTCGTAAAAGCTGTCATCTGGTCTTCAAGTTTATTAAACACTCCGCGATGGTGGACCTTATTTTGATCATATAATGCGGACACAGGCTCAGCCCGCGCAACTTTACCTCGCGAAGCCCGAACACCCTTAAATGGTATGCTAGAATTAATACCAGTAATAGTGTTCTCCACCATATCACCGCCGTTGTTTACCTCCCCAATAATAAGATCAGCTTGATATTTATGATAGAGTTTAATAGCAAGCTCACCCCATTCATTTGGAGTATACTTACCTGAGGCATCTTCAAGGATATGAGCATGACCCTCAGCATCACACCCACCAACAATAACTCCAGTTTCGTCACTGCCTTCTTCAGTAGAAGCAGCAGGATCAATAGATACAACAATACGTTCAAGTTGAAGTTCCTCAATTCTCGCCACAGATGGCAAACGGTTGCGGTCTATAACCTCATTGGACCATAGCGCACCTTGGATGTCCTCAAGAATTTCTGCTTCAAGTTCCTGTCTTCCCAAACGTGTACCAGTGTACTGACTGATAAGAATTTGAAAGTTACGAGAAAGGTTGGAAAAATTCTCAGACGTGCTACCACGGGTAACAATAACCCGCAGATCCTTTAGGGTTTGATTGCGTTCGGTAATCTTGCCTACAGACAAGTCAACCAGATTGCGAATAAGCTGAATTGGCTTAGGAGTAGTAGTGAGCAAAGCATATGAATGGTTACCTAATCGCAAACCAAACATTGCTTGGTCAAACATTTCCCTGGCACCACCCTTAACCTGATCCCAAGCGGCCAACTCGTCTCCCCATAACCTATGACACTGAGGACCACGGGCACGCTCTGGTGCTTCAGCCGAGAACCCACGGATAATGCTGCCGTTAGTCAGGTATATTTCACCGAGGGAACGGTTGTAACCATGGGGTTTAATGCACTCGGGGGGTATGATACCAATCAAACCAGACTCACCCTCATAACAAACCGACCGTAAATCACCATGGGTACTAGCTACAACGTGAGTAATAGTATTCTTTTCATTCCAAGTATCCCATGCCACTTTCTCTGCAGCCAAACGAGTCTTACCGTTCCCTCGGCCAGCCAAATATAACCAAATATCCCAATCCTGGCCGGGGGGTGGTAGTTGGTTCGGTCGCGCAGTGTCAATCCATGACTTCCGGTGCGCAAGCATTTTGATGCGCGCCGTCTGGCTGGTAAGATTGCGCATGGTATATTCAGGAAGTTCGTTCATGATCCGTGTCTAAATGAGGAATAGAGGGTGCCTAAAGCCGTCAAGGCGCTTAGAAACAGGGCACCAGCAGACATTATGGTTGTGCTATGGCTTTTTTCTTCTCTGTCTTCGGTTTCCTGCGCTGTCGAATGTCGAGTTTGATTAAGCTCGATGCGATTAACCGTAGCAAGAACAACCTGCATAGTTGAATTTAAAGCACGTATATCTTCTTTAGCGCGGCCAAGCTCATTAATGGCAACAGCCAGCCTTACCTGATCGGAACCCTCTGGCATACCATCAATCTCCTCTTTATCTTGATTAGACATACAAATGATCCTTATGAAGGAACATTTGGCACAACAGGCACTATTCCAGAGCGTGTGGCCAAGTACCCATCAACCGTTACCACGCTGCATGACAACTCTGGATAAGCAAGGCTGGAGCCAGCCATTATTTTAAAAATTACTTTGCCACCCACCACCTGGAGTGTATTGACAACAATGGAAATACCCGCTCCAACGGTTACCATTGGAGTACCAGAAATGGCATCACCTGTTGTAAGCCAACCAGTAAAGTCAAAGCTAAACCAGGCATTGTCTCCAAACGCCATGGCACCAAACTTATATGGCATCTCGATACACCTTACTTGGTTATTGTCAGAGTACGCAGATCAGTAGGCACTACAAAAGATCTAAGGTCAGGTTGCACCACAAAAATTTGATCTGGTACAATATAAATGTTAATTGGTGCTGAAGTTCCGCCATTATATGACATCTGCAACGGTTGCGAGAATATAAATGAAATGCTATATGCCCACTCAGCAGGAGAAATCAGGGTACGAAACATTCCCGCCGATGTATAGTTTTGAACTTTTTGATCCACATAAATACTGGCAACAGTCGAAACGGGCTGAATGGCATCTAACTTAACACCGGATTTAAGCGAAGCCGGAACAACGGTGTCTGCTACAAACTTAGTGTTACCATATAACGGCAAATTCTGATCTTTACGCGTTACTACGCCAAAGCTAATTGGTATATTAGTATCCCAAGACGTTACAAGGGCCGAGGACAACCAAGAAACAGAGGAGTTAATACTACCATATGACAGTTTAAGCATGAATGCTGGTGAGTTATAGTTTACCTGCAAACTAATAAACCATGCAATTGTGCTATTATAATTGATCTGTGTATTTCCAATTGTAAATTTTGGAACGATCAAATCCATTTTAGTATTGAGTGTATATTGAAATGGAGCATTATTGTTCGTTTGTATATTAGACAGTGTTGCATTTTTAGCATAAATATTGTTTAATATAGAACCCTGTATATATACACCGGAATTATAATCAATAGATATAGTAAATCCACTAATGATATATGGTTGACCAGCAAAAGGTAACTCACCAAATGATGATATACCAAAACTCATGTGGACGCGACTGACAGATTAAGAATTTGCGTCATTCGCGCCTGAGTGAGTTTGCAGGCCATCTCATATTTCCACGGTTGAGGCGGCGAGATAGAGCGCGTCGATTTCAGCCCCCCCGAGGCCAAGCGCTCCGGCGATGCCCGCGAGTGTCGGGCTGCTGCGCGTCACGTCGGGGTTGCCTGTCCACGCGATTTGCAGCTCGATGTCCGACGACTGCGCAGCGATCACGGCGCTTGCGGCTGCGAGCATCGTTTGCGACGGGTTGGCCGGGTTTGGCGTGCGGTTGAGCGCGATTTTGATTTTCCAGAGGGGCACGCTTGTAACCTGGGCGACCATCTGCGCGGTGGTCGGGACCAGCGGCGTGGGAGGCGTGTCGCCCTCCAGCGTGTGCATGGCAAAATACCCCGCCGCGCTGGCCTCGGCACACGGCCCGCATGTCAGGCCGCCCCCCGTCCAAGTGCCGTCCGGTGCCTGCATGACAGTTACCATCTGGCCGGTGGATGAGTTGGTTGCGAAAGTCGCTGTGATCGTTTCGGACATTTATAGACCCACCTGCATTGTTAGCCCTGCGGTCCCTGCGCCACCAGCAGTTGTCGATGGGGTAGATGGCGTGGTCGCGCTCGCCGCCGAGCCGAACGTGGTGGCGTTGAAACCAGCCGACGATACCGAGCTACCCGAGGCGATGCCGGTCGTGCTGCCGGTCTGCGTCAGGACCAGCACCTCAACGTGCCCGTGCTGCCCGCCCTGCCCGCCCTGCCCGCCTTTTCCGGTGCCGGTGCCAGTGCCGCCCGCCCCGCCCGCCCCGCCGGAGACATCGATAGCGTTGGCAATCGGGGAGCCGGTCAGGCTCTCTGTGACAACATAGATGTCACCACCACCGCCGCCACCACCGGCTGCGCCACCTGCCGAGTTACCCGTGGCGGACGCATTGCCGCCCGCACCACCAACTGCGCCTTTGCTCTGGATGATCGCGGTGTTGGTGTTGGTGCCGCGTGCAATGGTGCGGCAATTTAATTGGATGCCACCCGGCGAACCGCCGCCACCGCCGCCAGCGCCCGACAGATTGGTGCCATCGCCGCCGCCCGCGCCACCACCTGACCCGCCGTTGGATGCAAATGTCTGCCCGGCCGTGCCGTTGCTATTGCCTCCGGACTGGAGATTTATTTGCGGGGTGTTGCGCCACGCGGTTTGGTTGGGATTGGTGCTTGTGCCGCCCGCGCCACCAGCGTTGGTGCTCGCGCCGCCCGTGCCACCAACCCCACCGTAACCGCCACTGGATGCAGCGCTCCCGATATTCGCCGACGCACCACCTACCCCGGTCGATCCCGCCGCGCCATTCGAGCCGCCGTTCGCAGCACGCATAGCTGTGCCGCCGTAGCTGTTGATCCCACCGCCCGTCCCGGCAGTTGCACCAGATGCAGCGCCCCCGGCGTTGGCGACGATATAAATTGCCCCCGTCTGGGCCGCAGATAGATCACATACGCCTTGAGAAAAAATACGATAGGCTTGCGTGTTGATCGCCCCCGTCCCATTTATGGTCAGGGCGGCAGCGTGCAAGTCACGCGAGAGCGTCGTGGTGCCCGACGATATCACTACGATGCCATCGGCACCCGTCCCCCACAGCGGGGTGCCTGTGTATGGCGACTGTGAGACGCCGTTGTTTTGCAAAACCGGGATATTAACGGTGCCCCCGATGATCGACAGCGAGGTGGTTGACGCGTTGGTGGTCAGCCGTATTGCGCCCGAGGTATTGCGATACACAAGGTCGCCCGCCGCAGCATCGTTAACCCAGTTCCCAGCCGCGAACGCATAGCCGATCCAGGGGTTGGTACCCGGACCACCCGATCCGATGGCCGACGGCCCAGATGTGTCAAGGTTGAGCCACGTCCCGGTGTAGCCGGACCCTGAAAACCAACTCGGTGTGACCGTGAGACCCGACGTTCCCGATGCTACCGAGAAGACGCCGCCGGTCGTCACGCTACCGCCGTTTGCCCCTGCTAGCCCCAGATTAACAGCGCCGGTCCCGCTCGCCGTGATTGTCGGGGTGCCACCAGATGCGGCCTGGACGATGTTGATGCCGTTTATGCCCGAGGTGACAGACACCACGTTGATGATGGCGTGGGCCGCCCCATCCTCAAACATATAGGCGGTGCCGACGCCCTTGGCCTGGAAGATTTGTCCAATATTTGCGTCGGAACCCGCCACGCCGCGCAGCACGAAGCCACTGCCGGACGCACTGCCATAGTCGTTGCCGTGGTTGGCTACTGCGGCGTTGTTTCCGGGGCCAAAGGACCAATCAACCCCGCGCAAGGTGCTTCCAAGCTGGACGCTCCCGCTTCCGTTGCCCTTCAGGGCCAGCGATCCGTTGGTAGTCTGAGCTGTGACTGTGTTGGTGGTGAGCGACAAAACAGTGGTGTTGCCGGTCGGATCAATCGTTGCCCCCGGCGACAGCCAAGCCGCGTTTGTGAACGTGCCATGAGAGAAATCCACGCCGTTTGCAACCGTCCCCGCCGATCCGGTGCCTGCGTGGGGATACCAGACGATCAACGTGCCGGTGGATGATACGGGGTTGTAGCCCTGGTAAAGCCCAAAGCTCAGGCCGTATTGCAGCGTGTCGGTGCCGTCTGCGCCCCCGCTGGACGCCCCAAAATAAGTTGAGAACCGGCCCGACGGCGCGGTATTCCCCGACTGGTTGACGATCTGCAACCCGATGAGGTCGTTGAAGGACGACCCGGTTTTTGCTGCGATGTCAATCTCGCCACCAACGACTTGGTCGATGTAGGTCGCGCCGGACAGTATGCGGGCGACAGCGTTGAACCCGTAATAGTGCCCGCTGTATGCGCCGGATGTGCCGTTGTCATTATAAGCATTCTGCGTCAGGAACGTGGCAGCCGTGTAATACCCCGTATCCAACAGATTTGCTGTGGTGCCAACCTGGTTGTTGACAACATAAAGGCCTTGGTATCCACCGGTTCCTGTGGAAAAATTGTGGTTTATGTAGCAGGCGTTATTTAGGCCGCTGCCGCCTGTGTTGCTGGACGTGTTTGTTACTGAAACAATGTTCCAGTCCTTCTCACCCGAGAAGGTTCCCGTCGCGGTCTCAGTGATGTTCAAGGACGTTCCGATGATCGCCCCACCCGGACCCGCCAGATACCGTTCGGCCGTCAGTGTGTTCGACACCAGAGTAGACCCGGTGAAATTCACCGCAGTCGTGCCACCGCTGGAGTTGTGTAGCACGGTCGTGCGTGTCAGCGTTCCGCTTGTCCATGTGCCGGTGCCCACTTCCCAGGGCACGCCGCTGGCATCGATGGCGAGGTAATCTACGGTATCGCCACTTGTGATGGACGGGATCGTGGAAAACGCGACGAAGCCCGTTGACGGCGTGCCGAGCGTGAATGCAGCGGTGCCGGGTGCAGATATAGTCTCTTTAACCATGTCGCCATAGCGTTGTGCCATTTATTAGAGTCCTATTAAACAGTCAGACCGCTGGGCCGGTAATCAACAAAGGTGTTGGCTGGTGCCTGACCAGGGGCCAGGGTCAAACGCGCCCAAAAGCACTGCGCCTGTGCAGCGGAATTCAATGCCGCCGTCTGTGCAGCCAGCATAATGGTCTGTGGTGCGGCACCAGTTGACCACGACCCAATACCAGATGCCGGGACCGTCTGGCGGTTTGTGGCGGTGATGGTGTCGTTCAGTGCAGAACACGGAACGATGTCAAACGCCCCACCGCCTGCATAAAGACCAGCCGGGTCGATTTGTTTGATCAAGGTGGCCGAAGTCCAGGCGGTAGCACTATCGGTGTTCAGGATCGCGAATTTCTCGTAGTAATAACGGATCGAGCCGCCCGCCACATCTGCCGACGCTCCGCTGAATGGGCGCACCACTGAAGTGATTGGGTTGGGCAGGATCGGGAATACCATACCCGTCGCGATTTCATAAGTGGTGGTGGCATCCGGAATAGTGGTCCAATCCCGGTTTACCGCAATGACATCGGTGCCGTACTGGCCCGACCCGGTGCCAGAAGTAGAGCAGGCGTACCGGACCTGGTTGGCACCGGTACCACCCGTGGTGCGGATAACCATCCCGAGGGTCACGGAGGCCCCGTCCCCGGCCTGTAGCTTTATGACCGCTGGGGTAATACCGGTATGGTTGGCGGACCCGGCCTGACACGTGTGGGCGGCGATCGTGAGGGTATGTGCCATCACGGCCACGTCACCCACTGCAGCAGTGCTACCTGGGTTGGCCAAAGGACCGTTGACCGATGCCCCGGAAGTCGCAGCAAAGAGCAGACGGTTAAAAGTCTGAGTGCCAGCAACCTTGGTGGTGCCAGTCAGCGTAACCGCAGCAGGCGATTGCTGAATGCCATAGCCATCAAGACCAACAATAACGCCTTTAGTGGCGGTATCCGAGGCCGAAGAACTGACCCAATCAATAAGCCCGTTCGCGGCCATGTCGGAAAACGAAATCATGCGGGTCAGGTCTGCCGCCCCACCAACGGTAGAGCCATCAGCCTCTGGCATGTACGAAGTGCCGTAAATCTGGATTTCGGTGGGATAGACACTCATTGTAGAAATTCCTTACTTTTGGAGGGCTTTTTCTTTTGCGATGCGCTCGACGTCCTCGGTCAGCTTATCCAGTTCTGCGGCCAACTCGGCATCCGTAGCGGTCTGCTCAGGATTGAACGCCTTAAGGCCATAAGCCTGACGCTCGATTTCGGTGGTGCGAACCATAACGCGGGACAGCTTCTCCAAAAGATCTGCAGGAGACTCCCGAGAACCAAGGCACGCCATCTGATTGCCTTCTGCATCCTTAAGCTCTTTGCCTGCGAGGATGATACCAAGACGATCAACCAGGGTGCTGGAAATCGTGCGAAGGCGAGCGACATCCTTGCGGTGCATCGCAACTACTTGGGCTGCAGACATCGCCGCCTGTTCATTGGGATCAAAAGAAAACAGATGAACCAGTGGCTGTACTTTGTCTTCGGTCGGAGGAACTCGACGCACCCACCCATTCCTCTGAACCAGAGTGGACAAACGGGACCGAGAGACGTAGTACTTCTCGCAAAGCTCCTCGTTGGTAAGGATACCTGCTTGAAATTCTGATGCAAGTGCTGCTAGACGATCAGGTTCCATGAGAATACAAGTTTCCTAGGTTGAAGAGAGTGTAGCACGTGAGAAGTTATATGGGAATATATGGAGAATTACCTAGTTCATGGAAGCTGCATAATATTGTATATGTGGGGGCATATGTGGTATACTATATATATCTTTAGGAGGGTAAAATGGACTATAATACATATACTGAAAATGGCAAGCCCATGCGGGAGCGTTTTCAATGACCACATACGGCAATCTGGTATCACTCCTGCGTCAATGGCGCACAGAAACACCCGATGCTTGGATACTACAGGCGGCAGATAGCATCGAGGACCTGGAACGCGAGGTGATGAAACTACGCGCAACCATATCAGCCGCGCCTCCCGTTCTTAGCGACCAAGAAACCGAGGACGCACTGATACTCTCCGTGCCGGACGCTGGATTTGGCCGCGATAGGGCACAAGTAACCATCGAAAATCTATCGAAGATTGGGTGTGTGATCGGTAGGCGCCACCTCGATCTTGAGCACTACAAAATCCGCGCCGCCGCTCTTGCCCATCAATGCGACGAAAAAGACGCCCGCATTGAGGCGATGGAGGTCGAAATCGAGTGCAACAATGATCTGATCCGGCAGCTTGAAGGGAAGTATGCTGATCCCGACCGCCTCCGCGATGACCGAGACGAGCGGCGCCGGGGAGATTTTTAGTTATTCGAGTCAAGACCCGGCATCATCAATAGAGCGTTGCTACGACTGCGATGGAACAGGAGAGCAGGGATTATTTGCCGATATACAGGGATAACATGACGTTAGAGGAGGCAAAGGAAGCGATAATGGAGGGAAAAGGATGGGTGATGAATAAAGCGTGAGAGTGGGAAAAACGGAAGGAAAAGGATGGGTGACAAATATTAAAGGTGTCGGAAATTTTCGAGAGAGACAAGGGATGATTACGTGTGTCCCGCCCCCCGTGGCTCCCGACCCATGCCACCCGGACTCCGCGCCACCACCACCACCGCGCGGCCCCGTCCTTGCCTTCCCGTGCCCCTCTGGTCCGACCTCGGCACCACCCCACCGACCTCCACCACGCACCCGTCCCGACCTCGCATCGCATTGTGCTCCGCGCATAACGACCATGCGTTCGCGGCATTGTGCGCCGCGCCGCGCCGTGGTATTGTGTGTGGGTCGGGCAGTCCCGACCAGCCCGGTCGAACACGAATAGGAGCCACGCTGATGCCCGACATCGCCTCCCTGATTGCCGACGCCGACGCAGCGCAGGAGCGCGCCGCAGAAGCCGAGGCCAACATGCGAGCCAAAATGGGCACGCGCCGCGCGGCCTCCCGTGCCAACGCCGAAGCCGACGAAGCCATCCTTGCCGCATGGCGCGCAGCCACGGCACAAGCCGAGCAGATCGATGACTGGGATATCGTGAGCACGCTCGAAGAGCGTATGCGCGCACGCGGTCTCGATCCGGCAGAATGCTGAGCCACCCCACACACACACACGAACAGGAGCCAACCCCGATGCCGCACCCGACCCAAGCCCCCGACCCAAGCCTCGTGCAAGCCGCCGTGGCCGATCTGTTCCGACGCCAGCAACGCCCGCTGGCGTGGAAAATCGCCCAAGACTGGGCGAACTCTTGGACCACGGCAGGAAACCCCCTGCTCGCCCACGCGGCACGCGAGGAAGCCACGCGGCTTCTGAACGCGGAATAGTCCGGCTTCCCACCCTTGCGGGGGTGGGTTTCCCGACCAGTCCGGTCGATTTGCAAGACGCACAATGCGACCCTGCAAAAGCTGCACTTCCACCGGCAAGCGCCGCGTGGTTTACTTAATGGGTCGAGGCGATCCCGCCGAGGTCACAATACAGGAGCCGACCATGCTGATCCACCATTCGAGTGTCAAGAAAGCCGCGAAGCTGGGCTTCACCTTCATCGAGACGGATGCGGGTTTCGTACTCAACCGCACCGTGGACGGGCTGAACTCCACTGAGACGTTCGACAGCACCGCCGAGGCTTTCGAAGCCTGGGACGCAGGCGAGGTTGAATTCGAAGCCCCCGAAGACGCCAGCGCGTTCGCCAAGTGCGGCGTGATGGCCAAGGACTACCACGACCAATACAGCCACAATCCGCATGGTCCAGGTTGCGGCGACACTGTGGACATCGAGATGCGGAACGCGATCCAGGTGCTGGATGGCAAGGTCGTCAAGGTCGATGTCATGGCACTCAAGCAGATCGGCATCGACTCCGGACTCTGGAAGCAATCATGGGAGGGCCTGAACGTCGGAATGCAGCGCATGAACCTCGCTAACCGCATCCGGGGCCTGCTGCGGAATGACCCGGATGCCAAGGTCCGGATCGGGTCGATCACAGGGCGCTTCGGGGTGGCGTTCACCCCGGCCAAGGGCAAGGCCAAGAAATCGAAGGTAGCAGCTTGAGCCACCACCGCAGGTGGGGGGCGCAATCCCCCCGCAAGCCCACTGGGAACTGGGTTTGGATCGCCTGGGGCTTCATTATCTTGGTGATTGTGATCGAGATCGTGGTTTACGCTGTAGTGTCTAGTCCGGGTAGCCGATCTTAACGGATCGGCTTCTCCGACCAGATGAGGTCGAATACAGGAGCCTACAATGAGCGACGAAGCAATCATCAAAGCCGTCAACGACAAGCTCGACGCGATGTGGGTGACCGTTCGCACGCGGTGCGAAGACCCGGATATGCTGGAAAATGCGCGTAAAGCAACCTGCAAGCATATGGCTGAGTGCGAATTCTCAGAACTGAGAGTTCAAGACATGTATGAACTGATATGGAACGGCATCGAAATCAAAGCCTTCAAAGAATGCACGGTTGATTATCTCATTGAATATTGGACTTCAGAGTCCGACATGGAAGACATGGAAGACATCGTGGATGAGGAAATTGCCGACGAATATAAAACCTATATAATGAAAACCCTGTTTGGAGACAAGTAGCAGAACGCGCGCGAGGGTTGACAAAGCCCTAGCGTTGTGGTTTAATGCTTAAGTTAACCAAGGAGCTATTCACATGGTCAAGGCACGCATCGTCTATTCCGAGACTGAGACCGGCGAAACCAATGAATTCGACACCGAGCTTGCGGAACTTAACTGCGCTTCAGTGGCTAAGGTGCTGAATGACTATTTCAAGAAAAACTGCGAAGGCTATTATGAGGAACTGGTGCCTATTAAAATTATGGAACTTCGCAACTATACGGGAATGGCGTTCGCATTCACAGTCAACTTGAGCTACTTCGGAACCGTGACAGGGTATGGGATGATGTACACAGAATTCGTCTGATAAAACCACAACGCGGGGGTTGACAAAGCCCCCGCGTTGATCACCCCATTCTCCCTCATTGCTGAATAAAGGAACCGACAATGACCAAGATACAGGACATTCTTCGCAAGTGCCGCGCGGAAATTCGCAAGCGTTGCCGCGACCCAGAACAACTGGCACAGGCACGCCGCTGCACCGCGCGGCACATAGTGGAAGATGGCACAATTGATTGGCAGGACCGCTACGAGCAATACGAAATGCTGATGATGGGAATTAAGCCAGTAGGCACTTATACCGCGAACAATATCATCGAAGAGGCGTTCAGCAGATATATGGTTGAGGAACTGAAGACATTGGAAGAGGCGGAAGACTTTTATACCAACCTGATTGAGTCGCTGTTCCCCAACCCGTGACAGAATATGCGGGGGTTGACAAAGCCTTCGCGTTGTGGTTTACTAGTTTTGCTACCAACGGCACCAATAAAGGAGCAAGTACCATGTCGATTACCGGATACCAGAAACTAATTGCCGAGAGCCGCCGTCTCGCACGAGAACTTATCGAGGCCGAAGAGGCTGGCAACGAAGAACGCATCGGCCAGATCGCGTTCCGCCAGATGGACATCAGCGACAACCTTCGCCGCTACAACAAGCGCCTCGCGCAGATCGGCGTGAACCTCCTGGTTAAGGAACTGGTGGCATGAGCACTATGCCAAAGTGGGCCAAATGGCATGTCAGCGCTAAGGACAGTGAGTTCGATGGTCCCGCTGACTATGAGTTCTACGAGTATATCTCTGACGTTCGGAACGCGCTGGAAGGCGAACTGGTATTCATACCAATGGTTGCCGTTAATCAGCTGCTGGACCATCTGCCCCCCAAGGTTGGCGAGAGCAACCACGTTACCGTTGACAATATCACGGTTACCGTGACGCGTTTGAAGGAATATTAACGCACCACCCATTTTGATTTCGGGGCCGCAGGGGTAACAGCCTGCGGCTTTGTTTCAGGTGGAACACTGATGGTGCCACCTTTGCGCACAAAGTGGAGCAGGGTATTCTTGCCACGCATTACGGTTATACCGGCATTTGTTGGGTGGGGTTCCACCTTAAGACCGAGGGAAGCCAACGTCAATGCAACCTCTGGCCCTTTCATCGAGCGAATACGTGCCTCATCGCCAGCAGGGGAACTGTCATGGGGTATATGGGCGATAAGTTCCTGGACGCGGGGCTTGGCCATTGCAATCTCGTTGGACAGGCGGCGATACTCCTTCCATACGATGCGTTCCACCTTGGTCCACAATGGGTCGGTGTAATCTGGAACCTGGGCAACAAGCTTCATGCTAAGACACATGGACTTGGCATCTCGCCAGTTCGGGAACGTCACAGAAAGGGTGCGGGAAGCGTAATCCGGGTGGTATTGAGCAAGATTTGCGATCTCTTGTGCGAAGTCTAAAGACATGGGAAGAGTTCTCCGAGGGCCGAAGGAAAAGCAGTAAAACACGTTCGGAGTGGTTTGTCAAGTGGGTTTGAACACAAGTTCGAGGGTGCCGAGAAGTAAAGCGGGCCAGAGGGTGGCCGGTAGCCATGGTAGCCAGTACGACATGGCTACCGGACCAGCTTCTCCTACGATACTTTCTCTCTCCCCCCCCCCCCTACCACTAAAAAAGAAAACCTTGTCAAAAAAAATACCCCTTACCACCCCTTACTGTGGCTACCCTCGGCCTCTCTCCCGGGTCTAGCATCCAAATTTTACTGTCTACCGCCTCCCTCTACCGTCCTCTCCTCCCGTCTACCGCACAACCTCGGTAGCCATGGTAGCCATCGTCTTACTGGCTACCGCCGACCCGCTTCAACCCTCCCTCTTGACAGGTAGGATGGCTACTGCTACACTGTCCTCTCGATGCTTTAGGACCCTCCTCATATGTCACAGGTGCTGATTTCTGATCGCTCGCTGCCTATTGACCTCGCATGTCGCTATATGTCTCATGGCTACCAGCCTGTAATTGTCCACCGTAATGCGGAGTGGGTCGCCAAGAATGGTCTGACCCGTCCCATCAATCAGCACGAGGGGTTCTTCTCTGAGGAGCAGATGCTTGAAGAGTTCAAGAACCACCCTTATTCCGGCATTGGTGTCCTCGGTGACCATTTCCGAGATGGAACCACTGGTCTTATGATCATCGACGTGGACATCGAGGACCAGCTTGATGGTGGCGCAACCATGCAGGTGTTGGCCGACATCATTGGCACTCCAGCCCCGGTCAAGTATGGTTCCAAGGGTGGCACTTTCTTCGTTCGCTACCACTATCCAGACCGTATTACCGACATCATGGCCGAGCGCAGGCTAGCTGGTCCCAGTTTCATCAAGGCTACCAAGTTTTACATTCCCCACATTCCCTTCGAAAAGCCAACCAAGCCGCCTTGCATCGAGATTTTCGGTGCCGGTGGTGGAATGGGCTACACTGTAGTTCCCCCCTCCAAGCATCAGAAGCCAAACGACGATGGCACTGACCGTTTTTATCGTTGGATACCGTTTCCAGGAACTGACATCGTTCAAGACCTGTCTGAGGTTCCACCGTCCAATCTCCCTGCCCTCAAACCCTATCACTTGCTCCTCATTTACCAATACGCAAAAAACCCGACTTCCCCGATTTTTCGGTACATCGGCCAAACTTCCCCTGGCGACCACCACCATTCCATGCTGTCCGCCACAACCTACATGTACCATGAGAAGTTCACGGAAGACGAGATCGAGGAAATTTGCGCGCAGGAGGCAGAGCGTTCAGCACCTGATGATACCACTCTCAAGGAGCGATTGCAGGAAATCAAGATCGCAGTCAAGGCCCTGGCTAACAAGATCAAGGAGCAGAAGCCAGCTAAGCAGTCTGGCAAATCGGGTGGGTCGTCTGCCCTCAAGGTTCCGCTCGATCGCATCATGTACAACTGGTTGCGGGAACGCTACAAGCGGGAAGACTTAGGTTACTTTTCAGGTGTGGCCTATCACTGGGATGAAGGTTCCTGGCACATCATCAAGGAACTGGGCGCAGACAATCCATGGCACATCATCAGCAACAAGCTGATCGACACTTTCGACATCGCGGGTCAAGCGGCGATTTCGGCATCGGTCAAGATGTTTCGTGATAGTATCTCACCACGCGTGGCGTCACCAGACCCCTACTTGATAGCCTTTGCTAATG